TCCATACCATTTTGAAAGGTTTTTCGTGATAATATGCACGATAAGCCTTGATGGGGTCGGGGTCTTTACAATGTTCAAACATAGCTTGTCTAAACTCTGTCATTGGGCCTTGAGGAATATTTTCGGGTGGACGTAATAGTCTACCACGAAGTAATTCATCTGTTTTGTGTACTCGTTTGTAACGATAGATATACTCGTCACAAAGAGAATTGAACAATTCCCAATGCCAAAAATAATTTTCTGATGACTCCATTGTCCAAAGAGTACATGGATGTTTCATGTGTACAGCTTTGTACAATAGATTCTCATCATACTCATTATCCATTTCCCAATACTTAACCATACGTTTACCCGACTTTGATGGTCGGATAGTTTCTGTACCGTCAAGTATACGATGGGCTGTGGATAACATTTGACCCGATTCGACAATCATTTTGACAACGTGTTTGTCACAATGTTCTCTAGCTGCTACCTCGGCTACTTTGTCTAATACGAATATGTTCATAGTTTCATTTCGGGATATACTTCTTTACATAACTCTCTAGTAAATGTAGGAAATACATCCGTTAGTTTTTTATCTTTCATTGCTATCATTATCTCAGCGTCTTTCGGTGAGATAGATTCTAAAAATTTTGTATAGTCAAGTTCTCTTTTCCATTGATGTTGTTTTCTATTCATACAAGCAATCATAGCTTTATGGAAATGATTCTTTGATATTTCTATATCTTCTTTTTCATTTGGTGTAAAAGGTGGTGAACCTTCTGGCATATCAAACTTTACATTATGATTGTATGTAGCTTGAAATATACTTTTAACAACAAACTTAACATCTCCACTAAACTCTTGTAGTTGGTCTACTTTACGTTTATGTTGTTTGAGTTTGTCAATCTTTTCTAGTCTCTCATATATTGTCATAATTATTTCCTATGAAAATCACCAACTTGTTCTGTTAACATATTTAATCTATTGACTATTAAATAGTTAAGAGCTTTCATATTTGGTGTTGGTTTTATATTGTTGTACTTATCCATAATCTTATCTGTTACCTCTTCGGGTATTTCATCTAGATTAATCACTTTATTATTTCTTTGGAAGTTTCTGTATGCTTGTGAAGGCATAACCTCTTCTAAATTGTTATAATTATCCAGCCATAGTTCTATCTTCTTTTTAGATAGTGGTGTTTGTTTTTTATCTTCGTCTATAAACGTATCATCAGATGAAAGTACATTAGGTACACCATCACTACTATCGCCTCTAAATATGTGTTCACGTAAGTAATTAATTGGGTCTTCATGAGTAACCATCTTTCTAGTAATTGGACTATACTGTTTAACATTATCATATTTATGTAATTGTATAAAGTCTTTGTCTGAAGATATAATCATTACGGGTTCGTGTTTACCAAACTCTTGTGTCTCTTTGACTAGAGTAGCAATAATATCGTCAGCCTCTACACCAAACTCATGTATTACATCGAATGGTAAGTGTTCTGATATTTCTTGTCGTACCTTTGTAAATGTATTGAATATTGAATCCCAATCTTTAGAATCAGAATCTCTATTCTTCTTACGACTAGCTTTGTATTCGGGATAATAATCCTTTCTCCAAGAACCACCATCACAACATACAATCATACGACCAAACTCTTCTCGATACTTGACGTTGTACATCCGAAGTGAATTTAAAATAAAGTGACGAATAAGACCTTCTTCTTCTCCACCGCCCCGTGCGAATAACGCACCCATTGCTATACCTGAATAATCTACTACTATCATTATGTTGCTATACTACCTCAATTTAGCGTAAATGTAAAGACTATTTTTTAATTAAATGACTTAAATGTTTTCTATGGATTTTACCACCAACAAATGCATTATAGTATTCATTTGGTTTTAATAATACATCGTTATCTATTTGATACTTCATTTCGTAGTAAGACATCTCGCCTGTTGTTTTACATAGTCTTAATATATACTTCTCAAATCTCCAAGTGCCTGTGTTCTCTACAAGTTGTTTTACTGTGTCACTTGAACCGTAGTAATCTTTCCAATCTGATTCTTTAATTGAACGTCTTTTGTTTTTCTTACCTTTAAGTGGTGGTCTTGTAACTTTATTCCAAAACTTTTTCTTACCGATATATCTCATGTTAGTTTCTGTATCAAGTATCTCGTATACAAAACCAATATACTCTTCGGGTGCCTCTTCGAACTTCTTTCCGTTAGACAACAATTTCCAACCTGTGTATGTATTCTTAATGAAGTCTCTCCGTACTACCAGCTAAATTACCTGATATAATATATCGTTTAATATCTGAATTACTAGGTGGTTGATAATGTAATAACCATGATGGCCATATACATACTTTACCTACTTGTGGTTCTGTTTGATACTGATTATCTTTAGAATTGTTTGGGTCATAATATAAAGTACCTTGATGAACACTTGGGTCTACATCGATATACCATACAAAAGAATATCCTACGTCTCCGTGGTCATGTGGATGATGTTGCATAAATCCACTTGTTATTTGAGTCCAAACATCATCTAAAGCTAGTTCACCACAATCTTCTTTTTCTGTTACATTATCTACTAAAGGTTTTAAATACTTCTCACAGAATGGGCCCCAATACTCCATTTTAGCTTCCCATCCCTCTTCGGTCTGACTAGCAAAGTAGTCTGTTTCCATAGGTGGTGTGTGAGATTGTTCTAGCTCTACTTCTTCATCTTCAGATACTAAAATATCCATTTGTCTTAATTCTTTTATGATCTGTCGATACTCTTGTTGAGCTTCGTGGTTATTAGTTACGATACCTTCGTAAATAGTAATTGGTTTAAAGGGATTTACTGCATTCATTCAAATAACTTTCTCCATTTTGTATAATCATTGATAATACCTTCGTAAGGTTTATCTTGTTTAAATATTTTCATTATCTCACAATGTTCATGTTCATTAGTAGGCCACTCATGTATATTATCTTTATCAAACATAATGACAGTATAACTCTGTCTTCTTGATACTTTTCTTCTGATACTTACACTCATTATCCTTTATATCTTAATTTCCAAGCTAAAGTAACCATTCCTACTATTAACAAAAACAATATTAAATTAATCAATCCAAGACCCATCGGCTATCCTCTTTTCTTTTAGTTCTTCATAGGATTTTTCTTTAGTGCCACCATCATAAGACCATCCATATCCTTTATTTATCATTTCTTCTTGAATAGATATTGTCTTACCTTCGTGGTACAACCATCCTAACATTCTACCATACTTACCATCTTTTTCTGTTTTGATAGTAATAGGTTGTTCTAATTCTTTCTTTAAATACTCTTTAGCTTCTAAACCTAGTTTCTTTTCATACAAGTCTCTAGTTCTAGATTCGGGAGTATCTATACCTGCGACTCGAACTCGTTCTTTCTTTGTGAGTCCAAATCCTAAATCGATTAATACGTCAATGGTATCACCATCAACTACTTTTACAACTTCTTTTACTTTATATTCGTAAGCCATTATATTTCTATCTCCTTTCCACAGAATGGACAGAACTTTGGGTATCTATCAGTGGGGTCATCATCTATGTCTGACATTTGCATATCTGTTGAATAAATTGTATATCTCATTCCACAATGTGGACATTCTATAAAAATTTCTTCTTCCATGTTATCCCTCGCAACTTGAACACGTTAATAAATTTCTACTTAACTCTTGAGCTGGATTAGTTCCTCTATGATAATATAAGGTTTTAACTCCTAACTCCCAAGCCTCTATTAGTAGTTTATTTATATCACGAGGTGGTGTCGAGGGGTGAATCATCAGATTTAAACTCTGTGATTGGTCAATGTGTTTCTGTCTAGAGGCTGCTTGTATGATAATATCTTTTTGTGATATTTCACCAAATGTCTTAAAGACTGCTTTTTCCTCATCAGTTAAAAAGTCTAGGTGTTGTACTGAACCACCTTTGACTAAAATTGATTTCCATGTTGTTTTATTATTCTTATTGTATCCTTCTAAAACTTCTTCTAGGTAAGGGTTCTTATAAGTAAACTTACCTTTAGCTAAATCTTTTACAAAGTAATTACTATTCAATGGTTCTATACTTGGTGATACTTGACCTAATATAAAACTAGATGAAGTAGTAGGAGCAATGGCCATAGTCGTTACATTTCTCATACCATAACCATCAAGTAAAGAAGGTTCTCCATATATCTCCGCCATCTCTTTAGATGCAGCTTGTGATTTCTTTTTAATTAGTTTGTGTATTTCTA